ATAAATGTGGTGTTTCTTTTGAAGGTTTTAACGTTTTTTTCGCTGATCCTGATTCTACTGGGGATGCTCTACCGATATATGTTGAAGTTTCTTCCGAACGTATGCTAGCTGATTGGGATAACCCAAATGTTTTATTGGATCTCGCGGGGTCGTGTGTCGGTGGTTTTTCTCAAACTAAAGCAGGTCGGTGTGATATTACCGTAGATTCTGATCAAAGGGACTTTACCAAAGAGGACACTAATAAGTTTTGCACAAAATCACATACTGCTGCTTGGATTCATATGGGACAATCTAACGATAAAAAAGTTAAACTTACTGAATATGAACGGCGAAGTAAATATACGGGTTTAACTTTTGGCTCAGGTTGTGCGTCTACAATTTATTTTAGATTGTACGATAAACTCGAACAGCTTTTAAGATTAAAGATTGACGATAGTGCAATTTTTAATAAGTGGAAGTTTTACGGCTGGGACGGATCTTCAAAGGTTTGGCGTTTTGAGTGGGAACTTAAAAGACAAAAATTAAAAAAATACGGGATTGAATCGGTTCCTGATCTATACCATGGATTAAATAGAATTTATCAAGATATTGTTACCGAATGGCTGACATTTACAGATATAAATAACTCTAAAAAGTTTTGGACTATGATTCAATCTTTAAAATTTGATTATACGGCTGATGCCCCCCGTGAATTTACTACTAAACTTAATTTAAAAATGTTCGATAGACAAATTGTAGGGCTACTTAAAAGAATTGCTTACGAACATAAATTAGATCATGCCGCCGTTTTTACTCATTGTGCTACTTTGCTGGCTACTTATGAAGATGAAATTTGCGAATGGATGGACAAAGAAAAAGAAACCTCCTTAGAAGTTTCAAAAATGTATGCTTAATTTATCTTAAAGGGTCTGCAAGCCCTGAAAGCAAAATAAGACTTCGACTGTTGTATTTAAAGCTATTGCTAGTGCTAATCCTATATAAACATTCGGTATTTGTAAATTATTTTCTATTCTCTGTAAATAACGTAGATCAATATTTGCCGCTTCTGCCAATTTGATTTGCGTTATTTTTTTGTTTGTTCTTATTTCTTTTATGTGGTTCATCGGTCAACACCTTCCCCAGCACTTTGTATATATTCTAACATATCCTTTGTAATTATTTAAAAAAACGTTTGTCGAAAAATAAATGTAAATTATGTAAATATTGTGCTAGCATTTCTATAGACGGTTAATTGACCGTCTATTATAATGCGATTAGTTAAATTATTAAATTTTAAGGAGTGGTTTTGAATGTTTGCAACTATTGATGGGATGGTCGTATCTTCGACTTCTAACGAGTACAAAGGGAAACAACAAGTTACTATTGATTTGCTTCAAAAACAAGAGGGTAAAAAGTCTGTTATTGCTTCGGTTCGGGTTCCTGATGATGGTCGTGTAATACCTGTCATGGGCGTACAAGCTACCTTTTTTGGTCTGATTTACACTTTTGGTAACTCTATGCTCTTAACTGTTGATTAAATGATTACGGGCACGACAAGAGACGCTCTATATAATCAAATTGTAAGCACTACAACGTATACGGGCGTTGAATTATTTCTAGGTTGTATCCTTGGGGCTTTAGCCGCTGTTGTCGTATGGTCTACTCTAAAAAATCTTAGATAGGGGGTTAGACCATGGACTTCCAGCAACTCGAATTAGGGTTTAAGGTGTCCTTTAGTTTGTTATTCTTGGCAGGGTTTACAGCTTGGGGATTATCTCTTATAAACCAATTTTTCAAATCAATAATTTCATAATAAGAAGGAGGATGTTTTAATGTTTAAAAATCTAAAGTATACAAATCTTCGTAATCGTGTGAGTGGACGTACTGTCGCAATCTTGGGTTCTACTGTTTTAGTAACTGGTCTTTCTGCTGTTAATGCTTTCGCTGTTGGTGTTGCTGATGCTGGCGTAACTACTGCTTTCTCTGGTATGTCTGATAACCTTGGTGCAACTTTAGTTGCCGTTGCTCCTTATGCTGTGGCTATTATGGTTATTGTTTTCGGTTTCAAATATGGTAAAAAGATTTTCAAAATGATCGCTGGCTAAATATGAGCAGCAATATAGTTGTTGATTCTTTTAGTGTGGTTTCTGCTAATTTAGCCGCAACACTTTTAGTTATTGCTCCTTATGCTGTTGCCATTGTCACTATCATATTAGGTTTTTTATATGGGAAGAAATTATTTATTATGATTTCTACCTATCAAGAAACCAAAGAGGATATGCGGCGGTCGGGCTGGTAAATCGAACTTATTAAATTTCATAAAAAAAGCATAACGTATTCTGCTGTACGTTGTGCTTTTTATTTTCAAAGGAGGGTTAAAATGTGTTAAGGAAATTTTGCGTTATTGCTCTAATATCTTTTATTATTTTCTTTCAAATGGATTTACAGAAAAAACCAGTACAGGCGTTTGTTCCTATTTTATATGGTGTTGCTTATGTTGCCGCCGCACTTGTTGCCGCTGGTGCTGTTGGTGTGATTACTAAAGATTTAAATGGTACCTATGGCGGTGTATTATATGATCAAGCCAAAACGACATATGATAATATGGCAGATCCTATGAAGCAAAACTTAGAAACTGTACTTGCTTCTGGTGCTGTTGTTACAGTTGGTTCTGTGGCTGGATTGTATACTTATTTGCATGATTCATTTATGGCTCTTGGTTCTATTGTTCCTTTAGTACCTAATGTTATTTCAACAGAATCGTTTTTTAAAACTGGTACAGGCATTTCTATTGGTGTTGCTTGGTGGGAACAAGGCGGTACTAATCGGCATATAACGAATTTATTTATTAATTTACAATCTGGTGTATTACCCGCCGTTCGTTTTGATAATATTATATGTGACTTTTATCAACCTGCTAGTACGTTTACAAATGTTGATGTTTCACATGCTACACCTCCTGTACCTGCCGATACTGCTTCTTATATTACTGCATTAATTACGGCTAGTTTGTATGGTTCTTCGACATTGGGCGCTTCTTATACTGGTACATATCCCGCTTCATTCCCACCCGGGGCTATTGGTTCAAGTGTTGCTGATGGTAATTCTACTCGTCCCATAAATCCTCCTGCTAATTTACAAGATTTATCTAATGCTACACCTACAACTCCATATACGGATAGAAACGGTGTCCCGACTACAGTAATACCTGATGATGCAACTAAACTATTATCTAATGCCGCCGCCGTCGCCGCCGCCGCCGCTATGGCCGCCGCTCTCGCCGCTGGTTTATCTGTTGCCGCCGCTCAAGCCGCCGCCGCCGCCGCTATGGCTTCTGCCGCCGCTGGTGCCGATGTTGCTACTGCCGCCGCCGCTGGTGCCGCCGCCGCAACTGCAACAACTACTGCCGATACTGCAACATTAACAAAAGATATTGCCAATACTAAAACGGGAGATGTTATCGATATGGCTCCTTTAAAGTTTGCAGCCCTTTTGTTTACTAAAAAGTTTCCTTTTTCTTTGCCTTGGGATCTCAAGGATATGTTATCTAGTTTTGGTTCAAATGCTGTTTCAACTCCCGTGTTTAATATGCCTTTGTTTTTTACTAGGGGTGGTGTTACAAATAATATACCTGTTGTTGTTTCTCTTGAACGGTTTGACGGTTTAGCCGCCGCCGCTCGTGTTTTTGAGTTATTTATTTTTAATATTGGTATGTTGTTCGGTACTCGTAAATTATTAGGGGGTGCTTCTTAATGGGTTTTCTTGCAACAATGCTAAACGGTATTATTGCTTTGTTTGGTGGTGCGGCTGGTTTTCTTCTCCAGCTGTTGCCTAATTCTCCTTTTACATGGAATTTAGACGGAACAAGTACAGCTTTAACATGGATACAATGGCTTTTCCCTATTAGTGGTTTTGTCACTTCCATAGGTACATATGTTGCCGCTGTTGCTTTGTACTATGTTATTCGTGTCGCTTTGCGTTGGGTAAAGGTTGTGGGGTCATGATCATTAATTATGTGTTACATTCAATTTTCGGTATATGTTTAGGTTTATATTCTTTAAAAAAAATAAGGGAGCGTTAAGAGTGAATTATGAATGATTACGAATTATTTGGTTTTTTAGTAGGTGTTTCTATACCTTTGATTATAATTTATAAATTTATTAAATGGTCATTTACTGATGGAGGTTTTTAACATGATAACTTTGTATACTGGTACGCCATCTAGTGGTAAGAGCTTCAATGCTGTTCGTTCAATTCTTTGGGCTTTACGTTGTAAAAAACCTGTGATAGCTAATTTTGCTTTAAAATTTACTGAAAAAGAAAAAAAGCGTGGTTACGAAAAAAACTTTTATTTTGTTCCAAATAATCAATATACGATTGAAATGTTAATTCTTTTCGCTCTTGATCATGGTTTCATTGAATCTAAAAAAGAAGGTCAATGTCTCGTTATCTTCGACGAAGCTGGCGGCAAGTTTAATCCAAAAGCTGAGAAAAAGGAAATTGTTGAATGGATCGACTTTTTTTCTCAACATGCTAAAATTGGTTTTGATATTATTTTAATTGCTCAGTCTAAAGCTATGATGGATCGACAAATACAAAAATTTATTGAATATGAGAATATTCATAGAAAACTTAATAGGTATGGTATTTTTACTATCTTGCCTTTCCCCGTGTTCGTTTCTGTTCAAGTGTGGATGCAAATGTCTGAACGTATTTCTGCCGAATTCTTTTTATATTCTTCTAAAGTCTCAAATCATTATGATCGTTATAAAATGTTTGACGGTTTTAAAATGTCAGAAGCGCTTATGCAAAAAATCCGTGCTATTCAACCAGATATAGTTGACACTCAGAATGTTACATCAGGGGGAAACAATGCCATTGTGGACGCTCTCAGGGCGAATCTAGCCGCTAAGAACGTTGTTCTTGATCCTGTACTCGAAACACTTGACGCTCCCTTGTCTGATGTGTTTGTTTCTAGCTAATAAATATCGTTAAATTTATTTTTTGTGGATACCGTAAGGAGGCTCCACAAAAAATAAATTTTTATCATAGTTAAATTTTATGTTCAAAGTATGTAAGAAAGGTGTAATAAAGATAGCGTTATGCTAGCATTTATGGTATACTTAGGGTAGTTAATTGAAGGGATGTGCTAGTTAATGAGAGTTTCTAAAAGGTATTTTGTGATTGGTACACGGTTATATAACCGTAGATTGTCTACTTTTGGTTTTAGTTTTGGTACTGTCTATTTGCACATTAAGAAGGTGACTTAATGGCGGCTACTCCTAGAATTACAGTTTCTATCTCAGCATTGGACAAAAAAAGACTTAATAAAGTGCTTCGTTCTCTTGATTTAAAAAGCCCTGGACAACTTTTACAGATGCTCGTTAGTGGCGATTCTAAACGAATTGACTGGATTGCTGACGGCTTGAAAAAGGTTAATGAATTATTTTAGACGGTCAATAATCCGTTTCCTACCAACCTTCAGGTATAAAGACCGTTTATGCCCTGAATCGTTGGGTCATCCTAGTATACTTTTGTTGGAACAACAATTCTTCCGCAGAAGCAATTGTTTTCCTGCCTAGTGGCGAACGCCGTAACCTTCCCCATCTAAATCCTTTTCTTCAGAAAAGCCAATCAAACTAACCAGCTCTAGGCCTATTTTGGTTTCAAATCTCTTTGAATACGTGTTTGAATTCAATATTTCTCCTTTTATAACTTGCTCGGGAAATCAAACTTATAGCTTAGGAGGTTTTAGTGTGACTTGTTTCAAAATTTTTCCATGTGTTTTCTGTCCTAACGTCGATTCGTGCCGCTTAGAAAAAGAAACCCCCCGCTCTGAGTAACACGGGGGGTGTGCCCTCCCTTAAAAACAGGGTCTTAGCCTTAGTCTCCCATGGTCTAAACCCCATTTCAAACCGAAACATAGTGAGAGGGTGATATATTGCTTTTTTTGCACTTAGATACTTTGCATTTTACGGCTTCTCCCGTTAGTCCTGATCGGTACAAAAAAGTTAGATTGGATCTTTTAGCCGCTAAAGATCAAACTGGAAAACCTTTTTTCAATGGTTGTAAAATCTTAGAAGGTAAAACGGGTACCCAAT